CGAATCTACACCTTATGATAAGATATACATTGTAAGGTCTCTTGTACCTACTAGAGAGATTGGATTTCTTCCTGGAGATCATGAAGATAATTCAGCATTATATCAAATACCATATAAAAATATGGTAAGATACATGTTCAGTATGCCTGATGACAATTCATTCGACATGCTTTATGATAACCTCCGAGCACAGGAAACAATTTCCTTCTGGTCTACTTCTTTTATTCGTGGAGTGACTATGGATAACTGCATTGTCATTGTAGACGAGTTTAGTAACTTGAATTTCCATGAACTTGATTCTATGATCACTCGCATTGGTGAAGATTCTAAAATCATGCTATGTGGTGACATTACTCAGACTGACCTTGTAAAAGAGAATGAGAAGTCTGGTATTGCAGACTTCATAAAGATTCTCCAAAACATGCGAGAGTTTAGTTGTGTAGAGTTTGGCATTGAAGACATCGTTCGCTCTGGTCTGGTTAAAGCATACCTTCTTACAAAATACAATCTAGGTTTTTGATGTTTAATTTTATTGATGTAAACCTTAGTGAGCATGTTGAGGTCGAACCTATAACAAAAGATGGCACTAGATTTTATCCTATTCCTGGAGCAGATAAATATTATCCGAGTGTAACCTCAGTCACATCCTTCAAGAGTGCAGCCTTCTTTAAAAAGTGGCGTAATAAAATTGGTGAAAACGAGGCGAATCGAATTACTGCTAGAGCAACACAAAGAGGTACTGCCTTCCATGCAATAACCGAAGATTATATCAAAGGACAACTAGATCTTGATAGGTAATTGGAAAATAACCCATTATCTGTTAGAATGTTTCAGTCAGCCAAGTCTACGCTGAACCGTATTAATAACATTCATTGTCTTGAGACTTTTTTATACTCTCATTATCTCGGTTTAGCTGGTAGAGTAGACTGCATTGCTGAATTCGATGGTGAGTTGGCAGTAATCGATTTTAAAACTTCAACTAAAGAAAAAAAGGAATCATACATCGAGAACTATTTTGTTCAAGAGACTGCATATGCAGCGATGTTCCTTGAAAGAACTGGTTTAGAGGTAAAGAAAATTGTCACACTTATCGCCACCGAAGAAGGCACTATTCAAATATTTGAGAAGTACAATCTTGATGACTATTTACAATTACTCAAGTCCTACATTGAAGAGTTTGTTAGGGGAAAAACGAATGCCTAAAGAACAAACAAACGATAAGTTTTTGACTCCTACTAAATTCTCTCAAGAGATTGAGCGATTAGTAAAGAGTAGTAATGGTTTGATTTCATATGTCGAAGCAGTTGTAACATACTGCCAAGAGAATGAAATTGAAATCGAAACTGTTCCAAAACTTATTTCCAAACCACTCAAAGAACGTTTGCGTCATGAAGCGCAACGTCTCAACTACATGAAACAATCATCTAAAGGAGTCTTGCCACTGTGACTGGATTTGAAGTGTATAAAATGTATCTTGCATTGAAGATGCACTTCACTAAAGATAACTATGATTATGTGAAATATAGAGGTAAAGTATCTGCCTCTGAAAAATCTTTTGAAGAACGACGCGATCGTTATTTCTTTAAAAAACTTGCGGCAAAGTATGAGGATCATGTTATCCAAGATTACTTTGTCGCAAATTTTATGCATGACCCTAAAGGATACATCCAATCATTCTCCACCGATAACTATGAAAGATGGAAAGTAAATCAAGAGTCTTTTGGTTATAAATTTAGACAGGATGTAAATCTTTTGTTAGAAGAATATGAATCTCCCTATCAAGATAAGTTTGATAAAATTTTTAAAGTTCGGGAAGGAGAACATCCATCTCTATTAAAGTACTATCTTTCTGGAGAGGTAAAGTTAGAAACTCTAGTTGTATTTGAAACTTGTTTAGGATATATTAGTCGATTTGATAAAAAATTATCAGATCCTATTTGGAAAGAAGTGAAGAAACGAGTAATAAAATATAAACCATTTATTAAAATAAATTGTCAGGAGTATAAGGATACCATTTTAACTGTTATTAGAACGAAACTATGAACAACTTTTTTGAATCAGAACAAGTACAAGAAAATCTACAAGATATCTTTAACACATATCAAGAAGTCGCATCTATGACTTCTCAACTAGGTCGAATGGATATGAATGAAAAATTAGAACACATCGAAGACTGTAAGGTTCTTATTGATAAACAGAAAACTTTTTATGGTAGATTATGCCTTGCCGCAGCAGAAGATACTGAAGCATCAGACATGAAGACAAGGATTAATGCCTTGTCGCAGGCGTTTGGGTATCGCGACCTTGCTGAGTGCATGGATGCCATGGTGGAGACACTTGAAGCAGCGGCACAGAGGGAGGTTGACGCCGACTAAATACTATGCTATCCTTATAGGGTAGCAAACAATCCAACTACACACACTCAATACGGAGAATACTAAATGTCTTTTGCAAGTCTCAAGAAAGCGTCAAGCAAGGGTGACACCTTCGCTAAACTGACACGAGAAATTGACAAACTGAATCAGCCTGCTGCTGGTTCTTCTGCTGACGAACGTTTCTGGAAACCAGAGATGGATAAGTCTGGCAATGGTTATGCTGTTATCCGATTCCTGCCTGCTCCTGATGGAGAAGAGATGCCTTGGGCAAAGGTCTGGAGTCACGCATTCAAAGGTCCTGGTGGACAATGGTACATCGAGAACTCACTCACCACTCTTGGTAAGGATGATCCTATCGGTGAAATGAATCGCGAACTGTGGAACAGTGGTCGTGATAGCGATAAAGAGATCGCTCGTGCTCAGAAACGTAAACTCTCTTACTACTCTAACATCTATGTCGTGAGCGATTCTGCTCACCCTGAGAACGAAGGTCGTGTTTTCCTCTATCGATTTGGTAAGAAAATCTTTGACAAACTGACTGAAGCAATGCAACCTGCATTTGCAGACGAGTCTCCTCTCGATCCTTTCAACTTCTGGAAAGGTGCTGACTTCAAACTGAAGATTCGTAAGGTTGAAGGTTACTGGAACTATGACAAGTCTGAGTTTGCTGCACCTAGCACTCTTGGTAACTTTGATGATGACAAACTGGAAGAAATCTGGGGTCAAGGATACTCTCTTGCTGAGTTTGAAGATCCTAAGAACTTCAAGTCCTATGAGCAACTACAAGCACGTATGAATCTGGTGCTTGGTAAGACCTCTAATGCATCTGCTCCTGTCATTCGTGAGGATGAAGAAGAAGTGTTTGCAAAACCTGAACCAGTAGAGAACTGGGGTAAAGAAGTTTCAGACTTCCGAGAGAAAGCAGTTGCATCATCTCCTGTAGAGGATGAAGATGAATTGAATCTCTCCTACTTCGCCAAACTTGCTCAGGAAGATTGATGAAACTTGTACTCGCTACAATGATGCTGCTCTCTGCTCTGCCTGTTAGCGCAGAGAGTATTGGTGACCGAAGCAACCGTCAAGCATATAATTCTCAAAGAGGATATGCTTCAGAGAACAGATGCTATCGTAATGAATACCGTGAAGAGTATATTCCTGGCACATCTAGGTCTCCTGGATATGTCTCATCATATAAAGAGCGAGTAGAAGTTCCTTGTAATCGTGAAGTCTATCGTCGTGATGATGCTCCTAGGAAACACAATACCGATGACAATTCTTGCATCGAAGGTTCAATCCTAGGTGGTCTTGCTGGAGGTGGTGCAGGTGCTGCTCTATCTCGTAAAGAAGGACGCCTTTGGGCGATCCCTCTTGGCATTGTCGGTGGAGCACTGGTAGGATGTCAAGTTGATGGAGGTTAAAACCAAATTCGACTTTTGATTCCCTAAATTGGCGGAAAAAATCTCCGCCAATTTTTCAGTATCTAGGGTTTTCTGAACTGCTCCTCTAGTAAGATTCTCATTAAACTATTTCTCAGCATTACTAGTGCTTCCTGCTCATAAGGATCACCACCTGGCCACTTTTCAAGATAAAAACAGACGGATTTGTATGTCAGATACAGTCCGTCTTTTGACATATCTACGTGTATATAATCTTCAGGATTAATACCCTCCTCCATATCCTCCACCGCTAGAACCTGAACTACCAGAAGAACTGGAACTTGAACTGCTAGAAGAACTAGAACTGGAACTACTAGTAGAAGATGTACTAGTAGTTGAAGAAGAAATAGTTGTAGTAGTTGTTGTCGCTGTCGTAGTTGTAGGTACAGATGATGATGCAGTTCCTACAGAATTACCTGATGTGGTCGGACCATAATCAAAACTAGTAACAGTCTCTCCAACTGTAGATGGTGCCGTATTGGCATAGTTACCACCAATATTATTAATAAAGAGAGAAGAGAGACTTAGAGGAGTCTTCTTATTATTTGCTTTATCTAATTCGGCGTGTGGTTGATATTCAAGTAAATCTGCCATTTCACCAACCATCAAGTCAACCATTGATGGTTGAGGAATAACAATCAAACGTTTTTGTTCATTTTTAAAAGTTTCATATTCATAGTTTGATACAGGGTATACAGACTCTACTTCACTTTTAATAGTACCATCAGGCATGGTAGCTCTATAACTATCGTTCACTATAATTCCTTCATTAATATAGATGATGCCATTATATAAAACTTCTTGAGTTTCATAGTGATGAATTTCTTCAGGATCATCATATTTTTCTTTAATATATTGCACTA